AATAACCGAATCGCCGCCTCGGAAAGCTACGATCAGATCATCAAGAACGAGTGCGATAGCTAAAATCCCGGCGGTAATTAAAACGGCAGGAGAAAGTACAAAACCAAGCGCTGCTGCGAATCCAGATGTGCCGATTGTCGCTATGGTAAAACGCCGCGCCAGCAGCCAGGATAAATGGTGCCAGTCTTTTGAGCGCGTCAACCAAGTCGACGACAAACTCTACAGTTGCCTCCACGCCATCAACAATCCACTCGTGTTTTAGCGAGCAAATCGCTGAAGCCCTCCGCCAGGCCTTCAAGCTCCGGCACAATAGCAACGGCAATTGGTTTTTAAGTCCGCTCATTGCAGAATCCATCTCCGAGATGGATTCGTTATATTCTTTCAGCCCTTTTTTATCTTCTGGAGATAGCGTGATACCCAGGTCACGAGCGCGCTGCTTGAGCTTATCTGTCTCCGCGCTGGTCTGGCTGAGCATGGAAATCAGGCTGGGATCAATACCGAGCGCCTCGGCATAGCCCTGTTGCTCGCTCATTGATAGGCCTAGCCGCTTAAAGCTGTTGCCGACCTCTCCCAGGATTGCATCGGCGTCTTTAACGTTGCCGTTAGCATCCCGGACACTAATCCCGAGCCGGGAAAATTCCTCACTGCCCTTCTGTGCGGCTTCGCCGATCTTTGCGGATAGACCGCTAATGGATGATTCCAGGGCTTGAGATGATGAGCCTGATTGTTCAGCGGCAAATGACAACTCTTGGAGGGATGCGACAGCCACGCCGGTTTGCTCGCTGAGATCGAACAGAGGTTGAAGGGACTGACTAACCCCAGACGCCCACTTAGCGACCGCAAAGGTGGCGGCACCGAATGCTGCGCCCATCGCGCCGAGAAGTTTGATGCTTTCGCCGAGGCTATTGTTGTAGTCCTTGAGAGGCTTGGTGGATCCTTCAAAGCCAAATTTGGTGATTAGTTCAGTAACGACGGCCATAGATTGAGCCTATGCTGATTGCATTTCGCACAAGTATAGCACAGCAGCGGGCCGTGTCACCGTGCCCGCTGAGCTTCGTTCATGTGGTACTGCTCGATGGCTGACGCGATCTCTTGGTACTCCACCGCGTCAAGAAAGTCTCGTGTGTCCATCTGCCTTATCTCAGCAAGCGTACCGTAACCATGACGAACCAGAGCGTGCTCTATCATTGCCTGGTTGCTTAGGTTTGTACGCTTGATGATGTTGGGCTCGGGCGATGGTATCGGAACCGTTAGCCGCCAAGGTTCCCTTTCAAAAAAGGGTATGAGTAAACCCCTAGCATGGTTGTAATAAAGATTACGTAGTCTTCCGGGAACTGGTCAAAGTGGTCTTTTAGCTTGCTGAGCTGCTGATCCTCATACAGTACAGTGTCTAAGATTACTTTCTCGACTGGCTCAAAATCCGCAGAGTCCAGAAACGAAAAGTCGCCTGCCTGGATCTCGCCTTGGCGCTTAGAGAAAAAGCAAACACACGCCGCCGCTGGTTGTGCGTAACGGTCGTTAGCTTGTATTCCCGACCACTTGGCAAGGTTGCAGATTGGTCGTCGTGGATAGCTTTAAGCATGTCAATTGCTGTGTTTTGTTCGGTCATTGCTATTGTCCTTGTTTAACTATTGAGTTTACCGGCTTGCACTTCTTGCCCACCTGATACGCTAATCCTACAAAAACATACACTATAAGGCTCATTAAGAGCCAAACCGCCCTCATAGTTTCCAATGTCCATGTGTAGCAAGCCTATCGTAAACAGGCCAGCCGGCACCGCTATCAGGCCGGCAATAACAGCCCGTAAGGTTACAGCCTGGCCGATGTGACAGCAAATCAGAAAGGCATAAAAAACCCCACCAATTGGCAGGGCCTCAAATCCGACTCTGTTACAGGTTCCGCGAAGCATTCCTGAATCGCAACACGTATTCCTGCAAAGCGTTGCCGTCGGTGCTGGACTTGGTTGAAGTGGGCTGCGTGGTAACGCTGCCGTTCTCCAGAATCCAGGACTCAACGCCGCCAGTGCCGTCACGGCTGAAGCTCTCCTTCACGCTGCCGTTGACCAGTACCGGTGGCGACTGGCGCAGCAGGTTGTTCATGAATGCGTCTGACTCGCTGAAGCGCTGGACTCGCAACGTCAAGTCATGTACGCCACGGTCGCTGCGCTCGTTGACGTTAACGCCGCCGTTGATGCTGTTAACGTGTGAGGTGGCTGGGTTGGCTGGAGTGATGACAACGTAGTCGCCTTCTACCAGGTCAAGAATGGCCGTGCCGTTAAGGACAACGGTTGTGCTGTCTACTGCTAGTGCAATGCCTGCCATATCTGTGTACTCCATGGATTACTTTAGTTTGCGCGCTTCTTGATTATGCCATATAGTATGGGATGTGCCTAGGCTTAGCGGCTGAACCGTGGATTGAATCACCACCTGGCACAACTCCTTTCGATTCCAAGTTGCTGGAGATTCAGGCGATGATCAGAAAAGACTTCTACGTTTACGTTCATAGATTCTCAAACGGCACTCTATACGTTGGCAAAGGCTTTAAAAAAAGATCTATGCAGTTCTATGGAAGAAGCACTTACTGGAATAGGTTAAGCGCAAAATACGGAAACCCTATAGTTAAAGTTATTCTTAAAGACCTAACAGAAAAAGACTCATTTTGCTTAGAGATTGATGTAATAAAAAAGGTTTAAAGAAAAAGGAAAAACTCTGTGTAACCTTACTTTTGGAGGTGAAGGCGTAACAGGAATGAAAAGGACTCGAAAATCAAAAGAAGAATATAGTAAAAAATACTCAAAAAAGTTTCACTTTGTCCGCATAGACGGAACTGTAAGAGTTTATTGGCTATCAATGGGAGTTTGTAGAAAAGACAGGATTTTATGATGCAAACGTTTCAGCACTTTGTGTCGGGAAAACAAACTCAATGGCAGGCTGGCGGTTAAATCATACTAAAGAGTGGGGTCTTTTTGGTAAAAGGCATCCATTTTTGGTAAGAAATTTCTGATTCTGCAAAAAAATAAAAATATCAGAATCAACAAGTGGCTGCAAAAACCACAATTACAACTCTAAAATAATTAATTTTTACAATAAAAAAAATGGCGACAACTTTACTGGAACTCAAAAAAGGTCTTGCGGATTATTCAGGGTTTGCAAGAAGTGGATTTAGCCAGATGATATCAGGAAAGATAAACTCTTTTCATGGGTGGCTTCCATGTGGTCGAGATTACACTGGTAAAGCATTTGGGGAAAGAAACAAAAGCCACAATCCAACTGTTTATAGCTTTGAGAATATAGAATCAGGAAGTCTTTACGCGATAACTCAGAACGAATTTAGAAAAACTTTCCCCCACATATCGCATTCAGAAATTAGCGCGATATGCAGAGGAAAAGAAAAACATCTCATGGCTTTAGGTGCTTAAATCCTAACGGTTAACTACCACCAAAATATCGACAGAATGAATTGCCCCGGATAATTTTACCGCTCCATGGAGCACAGGGCTGATTCTCGCCTCACGTGAGTTCTGAGCCTGCGCAGACAGTGATCCTGCCAGCCAATAAAAGCCGTTGTTACTAATGCCGCGCCGGAACGTGTCTAGGTCGCCAAAAGTGTCGGGGCTTGACCAGGTGCCTGGTGCAAACACGCCCGCCCGCACGAACTGGATTGTGGTCTTTTTCGGCCTGGTCAATAAGCTGATTGACGCCGCGTGTGGTCTGTGGAATCTTGGTGCCTGTGGACTTGAGCAGGTTGTACATGTCGATTTGCAAGAAATCAACGAAAGCTATGAGGTTAAAGCGCTCATCAGTAAACCCGTTAGCCCCACTCGTCAATACAACCGGTGTCAGCTTGATTGTCGTGTAGAGATCCAGCCCCACAATCTGCGCCTGGTTAACCTCGGTCTGGCTGTATTCCTCTGCTGCCACTGACAGCTCTTTCAGATGCATTGTCAGCGCCGAGTTTTCAGCCGCAAAATTAACCGTGTGCGCCCGCGCCATGTACGATGCCGCCAGCTTGCGGTTGCCTGCCTTGCTAAACAGCATCCGATAGTTAGTCAGGCTTGACAGTTTGATGTCCCAGACCACGTTTGTCGGGTCAACAGTCAAGTTGGCCGGCGCGTCAAACACATCGTACTGTAGCACGTCGTTAGCTTGGCCCCACTCTGCCAGCGTCTTGGACTCTAAATCAGTCGGGTTGTCGATGAACATTGCGCCGCGAAACTTGACCTGGGCGAACAGCTCAGTGATTGCCGCCAGCTTGGTTTCAGCGGTTAGCGTTTCAGCCGCCGCGCCTTGAGTCAGGAAGCCACCGGAGCCGGTAGTTAGCGCCAAGGTCTGGCCGATGAATGTTCCGGTGCCTGGGTCGCTTGCGAACGTGACGGTGCTGGATGCGCCGCTGGTGTCGCTTGTAATCACAACACGCTGATCACTGATTGACGCGGTTGCGCCGGTCAGCTCTGCGTCGATAACGTCCACAATCGCCGCCAGCGTGGTTGCGCTTTGGAAGTCAAGACCGGTTAGCGCTTCGGGTGTGCCGTCCACGTCCACGGTTAGGGTTCCGTCTGCTACCTGTTGCAGGCCGCGACTACGGATGCCTCAGATAGCTGTGCGCCGTTTAGGCTTGCCGATGTTGCCAGCAGGGTTTCTTCTGAACCGCGCCAATAGCCGATGACCAGGAAGCCACCCGCGTTGGTGGCGTTGGGTGACGTGCCAAAGAATGAAAGCGCGAAATCGTACGCTTTGCTCGCTGTCCCGAAGTCAGTTGCAACGCTGCCCGAGTCGGAATAGATCCGGTAGCGGCTCGCGGATGACAACGGGCCTTGTTGCTCGCTGGTCAGCATTGTGACCACGTTGGGGTTGTCTGCCATTGCCAGTGCGCCGCTTTGTAGCAGGGTTACAGAAATTACGTTTTTAATGCTTACACTCATGTCAAGGCCTCCGCCGCTAAATGCAGCTCAGTTTTAATGCCGCTTTTTAGTAGCGGAACAGTGACAACTAACGTTAATAATGCCATAATCTATCTCTGATCTGGTGGTTAACCTCCCGCAATGGTATCACAACTATGAACAATGAAGAAAATACCTGTTTACTACGTGTACCTGCACAATAAAAAAAGACAATGGCATCACATTTTACGTTGGAGTTGGAAAGGGTAAGCGGTGCACAAACTTCATCAATAGGTCGG